TGTTAACGTCAATAAGTAAAGAAAATAATATTCAACTATCAAAAGATTACGCTGATGCTGTAAATACTTACGCTGATTTTTATAATAGGTTTAACAACTTTGCTACATTAAGAGGTTGGACAACTTACAACGGACAGGGTTCTAAGATAGATGTAAAACAAGATGCATCAGGAAATGCTACTTCTGAGTTAGAAAGAGTTCAAGCAATTAATCGAGAGGGAACTAAAATAGTAAACGAAATATCTGGAGCAGATGATATTAAAGTTCCTAGCTATGTTCATGCAGAATCGCCTTATGACTGGATTGACTGGGGTAAAATAATGAGTAATGAAACAGAAGCACTTAAATTTAAAAATGAAGTTATCTTACCATTAGTAGGTGATAGAGATTTTAGCACTGCTACTGGATATTTTATTGATTTTAATAATCCACAAACAGTAAAAAAAATAGAAATAGTAAGTAAATTTTTACAAGAAGAATTTGCCGCTTATCTTAGAAGAACTGATGCAGGAAAACTATACATGAACAAAAAAGAAATAGAACAAGTTCTTTTAGTTAATCCTCCGAAAAAAACTGACGCAAAAGAAATTAAAATTTTTAATGGATTTGATGAAGTTATGTCTGTTGGAACAGGTGAAAATAAAATATCTTTAGTAGATATAAACGGACTTATAAACATGAACTTAGGCATAGACATGGTAATAGCACGTAACGCTACAATTAATAATATAGCGAGAACAGATACTGTACAATTTGCTAAAGAATTAAAAAAGATTAAAAAAACTTTGCAGAAAAGATTAAAAGATTTTAAATTTAATCAAAGATTTTTTAGTGACGATTCTGTTATTCTTCAGTTTGGTGATGGTTTAACAAATCCATCTACTTTTAATGATGCAATAATAACAACAGGTAGTATAGATAATTTAGAAAAACTTAGAACTTCAATTGTTGGGTCTAAAAAATTAACAAATGAACAGTTTAATGAAGTTGTTAGAAATTTAGTATCTAAACATTTTTTTGATAAGTTCGCTGTTGTAGCTGATGATGTAAAAGCATCTGTAAAAAATAAAGACATGGTTCAAGTAAGTGAACTGTATACCTTTCAAACGGCTGAAGCTAGAAAATATTTAAAAGAAAATAAAGTTGTTTTAGAAAAAGTTTTTGGAAAAGAACACTACGACAATATAGTAGACATATTAGGAGTTCAAGCATTACTAACGGGTGCTGATGCATCAAGAATAAACATAACGCCTATATCAAATTCTTTATCATTAAACTCACTACTAGCAAGAGGTTTTGCAATATCAAGAGGAGTTATATCTCCTAGGTATGTTGCAATGGAGGTGGCCATAAGAAGATTTGCAAAAAATAAAGGAGTTTTAATTAGAACTGTTTTAGAAAATCCAAATATGGCTGACGTAGTTTTAAAAATTCTTGAAACAGAAAACATCTATCAAGACCCAAAGATGGTAGAAACGTTTTATAATTTGTTAAGAGAATCAACATTTAAAGCAATAGTACTAAGAGAGGGTTCAGAAAAGGGATTAGACTATCAAGAAGAATCCGAAGATAAATTTTTAACAAATATGAATACGAGCTTGTCTCAATTAATAAATTAAAATGATTAAAGATACTGTATGGTTTGTAGGGGTGGTGTTAGCATTAGGCGTAACATGGGGTATGACTTCACAAAGAATATCTGCGATGGAGCAGGACATTGACAGGATGGAACAAGCCATAGTAATGTTTACAAAAATGGAAGTTAGACTCGCAGTAATAGAAGCAGAAATAAAAAATATAAATAAAAAATTAGATAAATAAATGGAATATATACTACTAGCACTCACGGGTGCGAATTTAGTAAGTAACGTAACAGAAGATGGAGGAACAAGCAATATGTTAGGTGGATTACCAGTAGAAATGATTACAATGCTAGGCTCTAGTGTATTAGGTGGTATTATGTCCATCTGGTCGCAAAGTATCAAAGCAAAACAAGACGAACAAAAAATGTTATTAGCAAGAGCTGATAACCAAATGAAACACATTGAGAAAGCTAGAACATATGAAAACAAAGGCTTTCAATGGACAAGAAGAATAATAGCACTTACTGCCGTATTCATGGTAATCGCATATCCTAAATTAGTTCCTGTATTTTTTGATATCCCTGTTATCTTAACATGGACAGAATTTAAAGGAGGTTTTCTATTCTTAGTAGACCAAAAAGAAGTCTTAATGGATAAATCCTTTGCAGGTGTTATTATAACACCACTTGACACCCACCTTATGTCTGCTATAGTAGGCTTATACTTCGGTGGTTCGTTAGTCAAGAAATAGTGGGCAGAGCAAAACTAATACAACAAGATATAATAGATTGGTCTATCAATGTACTTGAGAAGCCAAACAAACATCTAAATAATTTTCCTGCATGCCCTTACGCTAGAGTAACTAGATTAAAAAATAAATTAAAAATAAAAGTTAATTTAAGAACTAATAGTTTTTTTCAAGCTGTTGAAAGACAGATAAAAATATTTCCAAAAGAAAAGAAAGATTTAATAATCGTTGCAGACCCTAATGTAGACGATGTTACACCTTATTGCATACAATATTTTGTGGACACACGAAACATTGCTTTGCAAGATGAGAACCTTTATTTAATGTGTTTTCATCCCGGTAGTCCTGCTACAGTTGAAGAGCATGCATTTTTAGCTGATAATGATTGGGATAGTAGTAAAGTTGAACCTTACATGATGATATTCATGCAAGAGTTAAAACTTTTACAAGATGCATCTACCCAATTAAAACGACAGGGTTACTACAAAAATTGGCCAATGGATTACTACAATGAGGTAGTTACTCCACGACAAAAACTTAAACCTAATATTAGGAGATAACAATGGCAATGAAAAAGAAAAAAGCTATGATGCGTGGTGGTGGTAAAAAAACCAACATGAAAAAGAAAAAAGCAATGGGTGGAAGAATGTCCACTATGAAAGATGAAAAATTACCTGCAATGAAAAAAGGCGGTAAAAAGAAAAACGCTATGAAAATGGGTGGTAAAAAGAAATCCATGATGCGTGGCGGAGGAATGAAAAAAACAATGATGAGAGGTGGAGGGATGATGAAAACTAAGAAGAAATAATCTTCTGACTATCCTTACTCATAACATTGAACACCCCTTTGTAGTAATCCAATAGGCTTGCTATAACAGGGGTGTTTTCATATGAGGGGTTCCATTTATCCATCGCACTTTTAAATTCATCCGTAGGGGGTAACTTTGTTTCAAGGATTAATAATCCTTCTGTGGTAATCTTGACTTCAAAACTAGCTAATGTTGTTTCTTTATTCATTAGTCATCTAGTATGTCATCTCCCTTAATTTTAGCGTATTTCTTTTTAAATTGTGCACTTGATAAATTCTTAACATCTTCTCTAAACTTTTTTACAATATTCTTTTCTTTCTTTTTTAAATTTTCCCACTCTTCGTCTTTAGGAAAAAATATTGGAGTATCTGTCTCCTCTTTTTTTATCACAGGTTTTTCCCTACTCAATCCCAACTCCACTATTTTAAATAACTCCTCGTGTTTGTAAACAATATGTGTTTCATTATCAAAGTGTATTTCCCAATCATTCTTATCTATATCGTCTAATTTGCGTATCTTAACTATTTTTTGTTCCATTTTTTCCTCTAAATTCTATTTCCCCTGCTATAGCACTATAACCTGCCATATCAACGTAAGTGTCTTTTGTGCGTGTTCCTATTTTAGTTCTAGCTATTTTTAATAAAATCATCATGATAGAAACATCGTGTGCTTCTATTTTAACATCAAGATATGCCGACCATAACTTAGCAATATTATTATGATTATCAACTTTATCGCCATATTCTTTTTGCCTATCTCCACCAACTATTTCAATAGCTTTATCCAATAACTGTTTTGTAATTATCATATCTTAAATAATTCTACAATAGGGATTAAATATGCTTTAGAACGCCTATTATCTCCTACATCTTTTATCTTATCTGAAAATTTTTTCACTAACTTTCGTAACTTATTAGTTCTAAACCAAAGTATACAATGCTCTTCATCGCCGTTTGCTAATACGTGTGCCCAATACTTAGCTTCAGTTGTAGCAATACCACTAGGTTTGCCGTATGATTCAAACTCTATGGCTATGTTTCCCGTCTTAAACCACCAAGCTCTTTCTGTTTTAACTTCTATTGTGCCTTCTTCAATCATCTTTTTAATTCTGTTCTCTCTTTTTTGACCATATTTTAAGTCAATATCAAATTTTTTATTAGCTATCAATGTTTCTTACCTATGTCTATCTTTTTAAATATGGGGTCTAATTCTTGTGCGTCTGGCTTACTACCAGATTGTGAAGCCTCCGTAATTTTATCTATGAC